GGACAATTACGTCCTTATCAGCAGTATTATCAAAACTAATCTCACCATAAGATTGATTTGATGCTTTTAATGCTGTTAATGGATTTGCAAAACGATCATCGAGAGAATATTCTTTATCAGTCGTAAGACCAACAATTTGCATATTCATAATAGATTGAACGATGATATTTCCACTATCGTCTTTAATTGGACGACAACCTTTTAAAAGTTCTGTAAATTCTCTTATATTATTCATTGTCTCAAGTTTTTATACATTAATATTTTTATTCACTTTTCTTGTTACATTTGTTTGTTCAATTGCTTGAATTTGATTTTTTAACCAACGAGTTGTATCAATTTCAAGTAATCTTGCATTAATTTGTGGTTGAATTGCAACAGGGTCGTTAATTGACATTGTTACAACATTTTCACCTAAGTTACGAACATTACCACCCATTTCAGCACCAGTAATTGGTGAAATTTGAAATACTGGTATATTTTTATTACTTTCCATAAAATATGCATTCACTACTTCATTCATTAATCCCTCGTAACTATTTTCATAACCATCGGTTAAAATAAAAACAGCATCATATGGTTTTTCACTATTTTCCTTTTTTAATAATTCTACAAATGCTGTTGCTAAATCAGTTACATCATCATTAACTTTAGCAATTGTATTACTTTCTGCTGATTTTGAAAGAACTCTTGCAGTAAAATTTGCTATAGCTTTTGGAGTATTCTTTGATTGTTGTTTATGTCCAGTCATTGAATTACTATTATCAAGAATAATTCCAATATTTTTGTAATAAAAATTAGCAATTTTTTTCTTTTCTGCAAGTTCATCAATTGCATTTTTTAATTCAGAAGTCCATCCATTTTCATAACCAGTTTTATATAATGCTAAAAAATCAGTTGCTTTTTTAACATCAACATTTTTTTCAACACCAAGTTTCGCAGTTGATTTTGTTTGACGAACTTGTTGATTTACTGATGTCACTTCTGTATTTTTTCTCAACATTGCTTTTGTAGTCTTTCTTTTTAATTCTGTAGACCACAATTCTTCATATTGAGGATGATTCTTATTAGAAATTAAACCAATTAAAATTTCTTCTGGTACTTTATTTACATTTGTAATATCAGTTTTTGCTTTTTGATATTCAAAAATAATTGGAAAATCTCTTTTTAGATATCTAATATTATTATCTTCTTTAAAAATAAAAAGAAATAATTTAAATATCTTAACATCATCAATATTTGTATACTTCAAAATACAATCATTAACAATATTTACTTCTTTATCACCATCATATACACCTGATTGAATGAATTTTTTTGCTATTGAAAGTAATACTGATGTTTTTTTAACGCCATATACGTGTTGTAAAACCTCACTAATCTTATTACGATATTTTAACGCATAAAATTCAAGATTAGGATGTCCAAGCAAAAATCCAAGAATAATCTTTCTTGCTCTTTCATTATTAACTTTCTCATTTTTCATCTCAACAAAAAGACGAAGTACATATGTAATACCATTTTCATTTAAATTATATAAAGCACTTAAAAGTGCTTTATCACCAATTCCTTCATCATACCAATCAATAGGATTAACAATATTACATGCACCACCACTTTGAGTATTTTTAAACTCATTTAAAAGTACTTCAGATATAAATTTACCAGTCACACCCTTTTGTGATGCTACAATTAAAGGAAGTTCTTTAGATAATTTGTAAAGTTTTTTTACATTATTTTTAATTGCTTGGGTTTGTTCTTCTTTACTATGATAGTAAGTTGCTGAAGATTTTGCACCAGAAGCAATTGTCATGCCTTCAATCAAATTCTTTTTGATTGTTGCTACTTTGTTGTTTGTTAACACTAAGTTCTTCATGATACGATTTTATATTTATTAAAATTAAACAATGATTTATTATACGATTTATATAAAAAAATGTTACAAAAAAAAAATGATGAATTAAGATTGAATATAACTATCCAATAATAACCCACCATTTTTTTGTGTGGAAATCTCCTTCTATTTAAAGAAGAAGTTCTGTTATATTATTTAGCAATTGATCCGAAGATTTTACTGTAAATACAACAAGTTCTTCCACATAAAATTTTATGAAAAAACTCCCTAAAAGATAAAAACCATTTTTAACCATCAAATGTTAGGTAATGCGTCCCATTTTTTAAATAAAAACTCTAGCATTAACAGCCTCAAAATCATTGAGTGGTGGGTTTACTCAAAGATTTATTAATATAATTAACTAACCCATTAAAAACCACCCAAAATATTATTTGGGAATATTTTAAAAGTATTGTGTTGTATTTATAATCAACTTTTCAAGAGTTGCGTCTTTACCAATTCGACCATACTGTCAATTAATGGAGACAATAGTAGGACTCGAACCTACAAATCTACTGTAAATACTTTTAGTTTTCCCAAAATTTGCGGAGGGGGCGGGACTCGAACCCACAGACTTTTGCTTAAAATGCAAACGATTTATCCGTTTTATACTGAAAATATTGTCGGTTCTCCAACAATACAGGAGTAGTTTGTCAATATTTGATGTAAATTATTACTAATCTACCCCTCCGTTTTTTATTTATTTTTAAAAGAACATTTTTATAGGTTTGAAGAAATTTGTTGGCTTTGTTTTTTAAAATTTTGATTTACTGTCAAAATTACTGTAAAAACCATCAGTTCTTCATTTTGTAGCGGGAGAGGGATTTGAACCCTCGACCTTCTGGTTATGAGCCAGACGAGATTCCAGACTTCTCTATCCCGCAATATATTTTAAAGGAACAATTTGTTTGTTAAGTTAAGGGTTTACAATGATGGACTTGAACCATCGACTTCAAGTTTAGCATACTTGTGATCTACCAACTGATCTAATTGTACTGTATTAACAAACAGTTTTCCTTTTTTTAGTGGGGAGGGCTGGATTCGAACCAACAATGAATTGTTTTACGGACAATTTGCTTTTCCAATTATATTACTGTAAATATCATCAGTTCTCACAGTAGATGAGGAATGCGATCATATTTTAAAATATGCCAATTTGCATACCTCCCCATTTATTTTAATAATTCTTCAAAGAACAATTTCATTTAAATTACTTCTGCAAATATATAATAACTTTTCTTTCTATGCAAATTTTTTTATAAAAAAATATAAAAATTTTTAAATTTTGTTTACTTGGGACTATAAATACGTATAAAAAAGTGAAATGTTACAATTTTTTACATTTTTTTTTATTTTTTTCGTATTTCACCTTGCTCATTACGCATTTTCTTAATATCATTTATGTGATTATCATTATTTTCATTTTCAAAATCATGGTTCTCATATTTTTCAAAAAAATCATCAACATCACTTAAATCATCATCATTAGTATTATTATCTTTAGTATTTTTTGTACTACCACTTAATTCTTTTTTTATTTTATCATTATTAACTGAAAGATTAGTATCACCTATACGTTCACTATGATCAAATGTTTTTTCACTAATAATATTATGTTGTATACTATTATCGGATAATCTATTTGCTTTATTATTAATTTTTTCTATATCCTCATCATCATATTTTTTATCATTCTGAACATTATAAAAATTATCAGTTGCTCTAATCTCTAAAGAATCATTATTAAAAATACATTCTTTAAATTCATGTCCATCTTGAGCAAATCTTGCTTTCAATATTTTTAAATTAGCTAAATTTGAATTATCTGATTTAGATGGTTTAGCAATTGACATTACAAAATGTGATTTTTGTACTCTTTTTATATTTCCTCCGGTATTATGTGCTTCGACAAAATCAACACTAAAACCACTTCGATTTGTTTGAATAGCAGACCAACATGGTATATCATAATCAGCAGCCATTGCTTCAAATGATTTAATAATTGATAATTCTGCAGATAATAACTCTTTTTCCTTTTTATTTGGTTCAAGACAATCAAGATAATCTAAAACAATCATATCATATTTATAACCAAATTTCTTTTCTTGTCTTGCAATCCAATTTCTAATATCAAAAATACTGGTATCTTCCTGACTAAATCTAACAATATCAAGTTTACCACCTTTTTCTTTAATTTCTTTATATTTTTCAAGCGATTTTTTCTTCACATATTCTCTATTATCATCAATTTCAGATAATTTTACTTTAGACCAAATCGCATAATGTTTTCTTTGTATTTGTGATACAGTATCTTCAAAAATTATTTGTAATATCTTTTTTCCATGATTTACACCAGTATTTGCAATTTTTGTTAAAAATGTTGTTTTACCAATTCCACTTGGTGCTAAAACTAATGCAATTTCACCTTTTCCAAGACCCTGACCAGTAACATCATCAATTGCTTTGATGCCAGTTGGAATTGTTTTTCTAAATTCTTCTTTTAATGCATTATCAATATCATCAACAACATCAGTCCCATAATCTTCATCATCACCTATATGATATATTTTATTTATTTTTTCTTCAACTTCAAGATTAAATGCACTTGTTCTAATTTCACCTGTTTTTGTCTTACCATTTATATATTCAGCAAGTTTACGATATTCTTGTTGTTTTATAAAGTTTATCGTATCCCTTCTAACAATATCACCATCATTTAGTAAATTTTTATTTATTACCCTTTCATTCCATGTTTTTATTCTATCAAGTACCGCTTTTAATATATTTTCTTCAACCTCATCATTTGGTTTTTTATATTTAAAAATAGCATCATCAATACTACCATTCTGTAGATTCGGTATTTTATCATGTTCCTTGTAGTATTGGTCCATGATAAGAAAAAAACGCTTTAAATGTGGATCATCAAAATATTCAACTAATATATTTGGTAATACATTTTTTGCAAAATCTGGCTCAACTAATAATTGCCATATTAATTTTTGTTGGAAATTAGGACCTAAATATGTTGATATTTTATTACTTCTACTATCATTACCCATTATATAATACCCAAATATTTATAATATTATTTTTTTACCCTCTTCTTAATTTAAACTACGAAGTAAATTTTCTCTTCTATGTGGTGATAATTCTCTAATTTTATTAATAGACAACCCCCTTTTATTGATCAGATCATAATCATCCCACATATTTGTAACATCAACATCTTTAATATTATCATAAATTTCATCAGCAATATCAATAACAGCATATAATATATCAACTGAATATCTTGCAACCGGATTAAATCCATCAACATAAAAAATTCTTTCAACAATAGGATTATCATTTATATATAATCCAATTTTACATTCAACACCTTTAATTATTTTATTTTCAATTTCATGTTTTTTTATCACTGGATTATATTTCATAACCGCTTGCTTTCTCTTAGGGTACGAATGTATGATATCTTGTGTATGTTTATAAAAATCATAAACAATATCATTTCCACAATCAAATTCAACATCATATCTTTTTTTTGATAATATTTTTTGCAATTTTGTAATTGCATGTGGTAAAATATCTCTAATATCAATAGAATAACGGGTAAATGGGTTAAAATTATCAGCATTAAATATTTTTTCTGCTAATAATGTATCTTCTTGAAATAACGAAAATTTAAATTGGTTATTATAATTTTTTTCACTCATTTTATTATAAATTTAAAAGTTAATACTAAAAACAAATATAGTAAGAAAGTCTTGGTATGTAAAGGTTTTTTAAATATTTTTTTTATTATTTTTATAATACTCCTTAAGTAATTGTTTCTCATTCATTATAACAGAATAAAAAGGTTCAATATAATTAACAAAAGTACTATTATATATACTTAAAAAATCATCCTTTATCATCATTTCATATAAATTTTTACTACCTCTACCATCTGGTGATAATGGTAATTCCAATTGTTCTAATTCATCAATTGCTTTTTCATTTAAAATGGGTTTTTTGAGGTACATTAATTTATAATTTTTCTTTAATCTATCAATATTATTTAATAGATTTTCTAAAGATTTTAATGGTTTCTTTTTATTTTTAATTCTTTCCTTATTTATTTCATCTGCACGTTTACAAATATCTCTAACCATTACTGGTTTATAAAACAATTCAGGAAAATGTTTTAATAAAGTTTTTTCACCTAATAATTTAATTCCTTTTATATTATC